TCAAAGCCGATCCATGGCAGCCGTGGCTTTCAAAGCTTCTTTCTTTTTCTGAGAGTCCAAAAGATGACCGTATACTCGCATGGTGATTGTGATGTCTGAATGGCCAAGACGTTTTGAGATGTAATAGATGTCAATGCCTTGACTAATTAGATAGCTAACGTGGCTGTGACGTAGGCCGTGGAAAGTAATTTGTTTTTCTTTTGGGATCCCTGCATCGCTTTGCAAAATCGCAAGTGCCTTATTGCAGGCTGTGTCAGTAATGACCGTGTGCCATTGATTCCGCATGATCATTTGATCGGCATCTCTATAACCAGTTCGCAAGTATGCTGCCATTTGCTCTTGATGAATGCGCTCGAGTAGCTTAATAACTGCTGATGACACTTCAATATCTCGTATTGACGCTTCGGTTTTTGTCGGCTTGAATCCAGTCCCATACTGATGATCCCAAGAACGGGTAACATGTATCACGTTGTTAATAGTATCTATATCAGCCCACGTTAGTGCTAGAACCTCAGAAACTCGCATGCCTGTCATTGCCCCTAAATACACTGCAAGCGCCCCTATGCTTCGATATGAAGCCTTCTCGGCCGCCTGAGACTTAACCTGTGCAAAGTCGTCCTGATCAAGTACTTTAACTTTGCTTCCTGAACGGATTCCACCAACCTTGGCACCAAAAGTGAAGTCCTCAATTTTCAAGTCAAGTGCAACGATGATAACGAATTCTTGATAGTGGTCTAGGCTGTTACGCCATGCATCGGTAGTAATCGCATGGGCGAAGATAGTTCAGAATACGTCTGGGACGATGGTTCAGTGCGGATTGGACTGCTTGAATTTCAACCAGGGTAATTGCTCTGAGAGACTTCCCTTTCGGGAAGAATTCCCTAAGCAGTCCATTGGCGTTCTCGTTTGTGCCACGCTCCCAAGGCGAGTACGGATGTGCGAAGTAAATCTGGGTTCCAACAATCTCTGATAACTTGGCAAACTCGGAACCATTGTCAAAAGTGATACTCTCAAATTCCTTGGCCCCGTAGTCGTCGATCGTGTCCTGCAAGGCTTTAAGGCAGGTGCCCGCATGATAGTCAGGAATCTTGACGATGATCTCAGTCCGGCTGTACCGTTCTGTGAGCGTCATTAATGCTGGCTCATCAGCTAAGCGAATACCTTTGACCAAGTCGCCTTCCCAATGTCCCACGCCTGTGCGGTCATTCACGGCCGCAGGACGCAACTCGATTGAGTCGCCGTATATCTTCTTATTCTTGCGCTTGTGGGCGTTCTTATAGCCTTTGATGCGGCGTCGGAGCTTCTTGGGAAGTGTCATGTTGTCTAGCTCAAGCAGCCCGGCGTCGATGTAGCGATAGACAGTTGTCGTTGAAGGGCAAGCCTTGCCCTGGTCGCGATAGAAGTGTACGAAGCTATCAACGCTGTGTACGCGCGGCTTACGAGTAAGCTCCCTGGCGAGAGCCTTGAAGAACGCACGGCCGGTCTTAAGAAAGGCGTAGTGACCGGTTCTATCGCGTTTACGGTCGTGCATGGCTTGGGCAGTTTCCGCAAGATAGACTTGATGCGAGTGACGCTTCGAGTCGAGCTGAGTTACAGATCCACGCGTGATTTCTCGTGAGATTGTCGCTTTACTGCGATGAAGCTTCTGTGCAATCACGGTCGCGGTGTCACCAGCAGCCTGAAGGGCCTGAATTGTAGCACGGTCGCTAAAACTGAGTTGTTGGTAATGCTTGTGGGTGTTAGTCTGAGAGTGGGTCATGAAGATTCCTGCTTTCTTGTTTAGCTAGCACTAACAAGAATAGGTCTTCATGGCCTTTATGGTCTAGTCGTCAGGGTGTTGCACTTGAATTGTAAACTGGGGACCAAAAGTGAAGTCAGAAAAGAGCAGACGATCATTGATGGCTGCCTTAACCATTGAACGGACATAGCTATTCATCTTGCTGACAATATCCTTTGAGCGTTCGCGAGGGCCTTTGCGTGTGGTCTCTTTCTTGCGGTCCTTACCGGCAGCAAAATCATTCAAGAAACGTTGCCATTCGATTGGACGGATTGAGCCAAGCTTACGGCCGTCAAAACGTGACTTCAAATGTTTTCTTAGCAACGTGTATCTATATTCAGTATTGAGGGACTTATCGCCTGACTTATAAGCATCAATCCATTGATCCCAATAATCCAAAAACAGTGTCCCAGCTTTGGAAGGATCGCCACCACGTTTGAGGTCATCTTCTACAGCTTCTGCAGCATCTTGCGCAGATGATTTCAACCGATAACCGCCGTGTGAAGCAACCAACTGTTTACCAGCGGCATTCGTATACTTAACTCGGTATTCCCAATACTTGCCGCGTTTTCTAAATGTTGCCATCATTTACACCTCCTTGTGCTACAATACAGACGGGTGCTATTGCACCTAATCATGCAGTCACGTTCTGTTAGGCGTCTACCCGTTCACTTTAGCCAGTGGGGTAGGCGCTTTTTATTTTGTATCCAGCCCCACTCTCCGGCTTGCACGGGGACGCCGCTCGCGTGGGGGAAGGGACTAATTTAAGTTAAGATATTGTGAAGATGTTGGCTGCATTAACATATTTGATTGGCCAGGCTCGTCAATATTTTCGAAAGCAATTCCAAGCCTAGAAAAGTTTGTTTCATTTTTGTCAACGACAGCGACAATGCTGTTTGAATAAGTAGCGTTATTCGATACTGTTACACCCGGAGTGGGATCGTAAAATTGACCGTCACTAAGGCTTCTGTTTCCTATAGTTAGGGTGCTGAGACCCTCCAAGTATGCATCATTACCAGTTTTGTTGGTTAAATTGAAGTCAATTTGAACGGTATAAAATTTGTTGCCAGAAATGCTTGTTTTATAGACATCCTCTAGATCCTTTTTAATTGACGAATCTTGAATATCATTTTCAATGATTTTTATATCGTCAAAACCGACATCTATGCTCTTATGATCTTCTTTAAAAGCAAGTTTTTGACTTGGGTGAAATATTTTAACCAGAGTAGCTTTTACACCATTTCTGACTGAATAAGTTCCAACCTTAGTTAATTTTCCGCGTACTCGCTTAGCGGTAGTTTTTGACGTCTTTGAAGCCTCTGATTTTTGCATTTTGCTATTGGCGTTAGCGGAGGAATTAGAGCTATTTCCGCAAGACGAAAGCAAAAAAACAGACAGTACAGATAGCCCAGCCAACAAAGATTTCTTCACAATGAATCCCTCCAAGGCAGCTTTTAACGTCGATCAGGGTTTGGACGTAAGATTTTATAGAACTACCGTGTACACGACTACTTTGCCAAATATAGCGACATTGTCTGCATCTTCATAACGATAAACGTATGGTTCAAAACGAGGATCATCACTGTCAGGCTGAAAAGAGACTACTTTAGCTTCATCGTTTCTATAGTAACGTTTGCAAGAAAAATCTTCATTGTCAATTGAGAAGACGACAATGTCTCCATTGCTTAGATCATCTGTCCGCTTTACTGCGAGAAGCGCGCCATCAGGGAAAACTCTGTTCATTGATTCGCCGTTGGCATGAATAATAAGAATGTCATCATCACCAGCGTAGCGTCCCATTATGGCATCTGATAATTGGATTTCTTCCAAGTTGTCTTTCGTATAAGCTTCAACCAATTCAGGGGCACCACATGAAACCCCTGCGTCTAAGTATTTGTATGAGTGTATAGGCATAGATGAAGCAATGTTTGAGGCCTCTTTTTCTCCAGCAATCACAGAAACAGGAACACCGAAGATATCTGCTATGGATTTAGCAGTAGTCATTAATGGATAAGCAGCTCCACGTTCCCAAGAAGACACAGTGGTCGGGGCAACTCCTAATCTGTTAGCTAAATCAGATTGCGTCATCCGGCGGCTTTTTCTTAGTTTTTTTATGGTGTCTCCAGTATTCATTTTGTTTCCTCATTTCCTATTTATGCTGGCTATAATGTACACCCATTACGTAGAAAAGTACATACCTAAGTACAATTTATTTGCAAAAAGTTATTGCAACTACTAACCATTCGTAGTATCTTTAGTGTTGTTGAAAGGAGGAACGCAAATGACAGAAATTGAACCAGCTTTGACGCTTGAAGGAGCACGAAACAATCTGCATTTTTCGCAGAAAGAAGTAGCGGAAGCACTGGGAATGAGCACAAAAACCTATGCTGACTATGAGAAGTATCGAAAAGTTTTGCGAACAGATAAAGCTTTTGAGTTTGCAAAGCTAGTTAGACAACCATTTGATTCGATTATTTTTTTGCCCAAGGACTACGAAACATTTGTAGTTGGCAAAAAAGATTTGCTTACAAAGGAGATGTCAGTATGAAAAATGTTTCAAATAGCACCAAAGCGCCTGATTTAGGTATGGCGTCTTTTGACCTTTATACAGCAAAGGAACTTTTAGAAGCCCTTCGTGATCAGTTCGACACTATGGAAGGCTCTGTAGTTTCATATCGAAACAATCGTACCGAAAAAAATGCTGCAATCTTGGCATACGGTACGAATCGATCATTTTATACATGGATGGCGCTCCTGAGACCAATTCAAGAATACGTTGATAGCAGCTTGGCAACGATTGATGAGGTAGACAAATGATTAAAACACCTGAAGCTAAGCTTTTTGATCTTCGGCTTGCTGCTTATGAGCGAATTTCATCGATGGTGATGATTGAGCTTTCAACTAACACAAGTCCACTGCACTGCATGCAGGTAGCACAATGGTCAGTTCCAAAGCTCGTGTACTACGGGATAAAAGCCTATGCATTTTATGACCGTACGGCTAAGTTTGATGATCAGCAAGACAGATTTTTACAAATGGAGGAAGTGCTAACCAGTGTTGGAGGATTAACGCCACGCGAGTTCATGGGCATTTTCCCAATAGAGAAAACTTATGACGGCAAGAAGTACGGATGCAAAGACTATTTCAGTACCATGTTGGATTCGATTAATGCTAACGGAATTGATAAGCCAATTGGTGAACCCTTCAAATTTTTGATGGAGTACTGGAATGATGACGTCAGCGATTTCATGGTCAATATGATGATGACCATGTCACGAATTAATCGTGGCAAAACAGGGAAAGGACTATTTGAACAATTTGTGGACGAACACAGCCTATAGAGCCAAGGAGGATATCTAAATGGACGACTTTAAAAACGTTAAAGATGCACTTGATGATTTGATTAGCATTGTGGAAGCACGCGATTTCCAGCGCGAAGATGGTACACCCTTAAATAGTAACGAGACTTTGGACCTAGTTGCCGATGATGTGTATTCAATTGCTGATCTACTTGGGTTTAGTGATTTATATTCAATCGGGCGTTTAACTCGTAGCAATAAAGAATAGATATGCTGTCTCAATAACTCGATCACAGGAAAGGAGGAAATGCCATGCCACTGTTGCAGGTTGTTGAAGATGATCAGATTTCAAGCAAAAAGTATTTAGCGGTCGATGAAGAAGAACTTACAAAGATGATCAAGGAGAACCAAGAGTTAAAACGCAAGCTAGCAGCACGAGGCATGTGGACGCTCACCACCGCAACAAGCTATGTCGAAGGACATAACAACACGTGGGTAGTTAACAATATCTTGAACGTCCCACGCTTCCACAAGTTCTTGCAAGATACCGTGGTTTCATATCCACCGCCTGGCAAAAAGGGGTATCTGTTTCATCCGAAACCATGGCTCGACTTCTTAGACAAATGGTTCCCAGAGATTTCAAGGTCGCTTAGAGAGAAGGGCAAATAATGATTGGATATTTACTAATTGCTGGTGGCTTCGGCGTGATCGTTGGTCACTGCTTAGGCCACAGCGGAAATTGGAGGCAGTGGATTGAATGAAGCAGAACGAACCATTGGTGATTTGCTGAACGAACACAACAAATTGACGTTAGACGTCATTCACGGCAACCACACGCCAATTGCAAAGATGCTGCTTGCCGAGAACGGGAAGCTACGTGCACGACTAGCGAAACTAAGGGGATGACATGATGACCAATGAGGAATACAAACGAATTCTAGCCGAAGCGAACCTTCAGATCGCGGCATATCGCAAGGTTGCTGCTGATTATGGCCCCGACAATACTGATTTCCACCAAACGTATGCGATGGGTCAGGAAGATGGCGCACACGCAATCCTATTCATTATCAAACAAGCCATGAAAAAAGCCGCTGGTATGCACACCAACGACTGATAGAAAGGAAAATATTATATGTCAGTATTATACGACTTAACAGACAAATTGACCAGTTTGCAACGACTGGCAGAAAGTGACAACGCTGATCCAGAAGCGATTGCTGACACGATGGAAATGATTGAAGGCGACTTTGACGACAAAGCGGTTGGCTATGTCAAAGTCTATAAATCAGTCGAAGCAGACGTCAAAGAAATCGACGCTGAAATCAGGCGTTTGCAAGAACGCAAGACAAGTGCCAAGAAAAACGCTGCGACAATCAAATCACGATTGGCGCAAGCGATGGTTGAAACTGGTCGTGAACACATTCATACACCACTGTTCAGCATTTACACACGCAGAACATTGAGTGTGGAAGCACCAGAAGACCCGAATAAGTTGCCACCAGAGTTCATTAAGACCACGTTAATGGTCAACAAAGCTGACTTGAAGAAAGCGTTACAAGCTGGCCGCGAGGTACCAAACGCGCGACTGGTTGAGAACATCGGACTGGGGGTGCGGTAGATGCAGCCAATTAAACATGCATCTGCAATTGATCGAACAAAGAACTGGCGAGTTTTGATTTATGGAAAGCCTGGCGTCGGCAAGACGTCAGCTATCCGCAATCTTGATGGCAAAACACTCGTGCTAGATCTGGATGACAGTTCCAAAGTGCTATCCGGTGCACCGAACATCGACGTGCAACCATTTGACCGAAGCAAGCCAAGCGAGGAATGGAAAGAGTTCCTGAAAAATCTGGCTGAGCGTGTTTCCGGATATGACAATCTGGTGATCGACAACGTATCAGCGTTCGAAAAAGACTGGTTTGTCGAGATGGGCAGGCACAGTAAAAACGGTATTGGCAACGAGCTTCAGGATTACTCAAGATGGACAAATTACTTTGCCCGTATCATGACCATGATCTTCATGGACGCACCAGTTAACGTGCTAGTAACCGCTTGGGAGAACACACGAGACGTCACAAGCGAAACCGGACAATCATTCAGCCAGTATGCGCCAGCAATTCGCGACAGCGTACGTGACGGGTTATTAGGCCTGACAGACGTTGTAGGACGCGTAGTCATCAGCACAAAGACAAGTCACCGAGGAGTTATCCTTGCAGGATCAGATGCAATTTTTGCCAAAAATCGTTTGGATGATCGAACTGCGTGCGCCATTGAGGACCTCTTTAAGTTTGGAGGTGACAGTGATGTTTCAGCTTCATCCTTACCAGAAGAAGCTAGTTAATCAAGCAAGAGAAAAGCTGGCTGACGGTCACAAATCTGTACTGCTAGTCAGCCCAGCAGGATCCGGTAAATCAGTTATCATCGCCGAAATAGCTAGGTTGGCAGTCATGAAGGGCGGGCACGTTATGTTCACCGTTCATAGAAAAGAACTTATTGATCAAATCACGAAGACTTTTATTGCAAACGGAGTTGATTTGAGCAAATGCACCATCATGACTGTTGGCAGAATTGCTAGACGCTTAGGAAAATTGCCAAAACCGACTCTAATCATCACTGATGAAACACATCACAGTTTGGCAAAGACTTACCTAAAAATTTATGGATTTTATAAAGACGTTCCACGCTTAGGTTTTTCAGCAAGTCCCTGGAGACTTTCAGGAAAAGGATTAGGGGATGTTTATGAAACCATGGTGGAAGGTCCAACAGTAAAGTGGCTAATTGAACATCACTACTTAGCACCTTTTGACTACTATGCGCCAACCTTAATTGACGTTGAAAAGCTAAAGAAATCATCAACTGGTGATTACTCCACGAAGTCGATTGATGAGGCCAATACAAAGATGATTTTTGGTGATGTTGTTAGTCACTACCAGAAGTTGGCCAATGGACGCCAGGCTATTGTCTATGCCCACAGTATTGAAGAAAGCAAGCGTGTTGCGGCAACGTTCAATGCTGCTGGTATATCTGCCATTCATGTTGACAGCAAAACACCTGCTTTGAATCGTGGTGAAGCAATGGCAGCCTTTAAAAAGGGAAAAATTAGAATCATATTAAACGTCGATCTCATCTCAGAAGGCTTTGATGTTCCCGAATGTGGCGTTGTCATCATGCTTAGGCCAACTGCTTCTCTTGTCCTCGACATTCAGCAATCGATGCGAGGAATGCGCTATAGACCGAACAAAAGAGCAATCATTATTGATCATGTTGCGAACGTTTATCGCTTTGGTCTTCCTGATTCTGACCGTGAATGGTCGCTTGAAGATCGACCTAAGCAGGAAAAGCACAGGGGTAAATCAGACGGACCTGCGATCAAGAGCTGCCCAAAATGTTACGGAATCGTTCCTGCACAGGTAAAGCAATGTCCACTTTGCGGATATTCATTCAGAGCAGACGGCACTGATCTTGAAGTTGATCCTACAGCCAAATTAAAAAAGGTAGACAAAAAAGTATTCAAAATAGTTGCGGACTATTCAAAAACAAAATATGGACAAATGAAAGCCGAAGATGCCGAGTCACCAGAAGACATGTACGCAATTGCAAAGGCACGCGGCTATAAACCTGGATGGGCTTACCACCAGATTGTGGCTAGGGGATGGCTAAAGGAAAGGAAGCGAGCGTAGATGGTGCAAGGAGGAAATCAGCCATATAAAGTTGATGGAATCCCGCTGCAAAGTGGTGATAAATTTGGATTTCTTGAATATGTCGGGGACACCGGGAAAATTGTAAACAGTAACCGCGTACTTCTTTTCTTCAATACAAAAAATAATGCATATGAGGAACACCAACAGGGACATCTGCTCAAGAAGATAAATCGTGTTGGTAATGGCAGCGGAAGCTTTCCACGCAAAAAACGATCTACAAGTAGGGATCACGTGGGCGTTAGGCAACGCAGGAACAAGTGGGCAGCAAAGATCACTGTTAATCACCACGAGATTAATATAGGAAGCTTCGATACTGAACGTCAGGCGTCCTTAGCCTACCAATATTGTGACCGCCGCTTAGCGGAAGAAGAATCGAAAACGAAAATAATGTCAGTAATCAACGAAGCGCGTCGTAGAAATCACGCAAATGTCAAGTCAAAAAGCGGCGAAAAGGGAATATTCTTCGTCAATCAAAGTGGCAAGTGGGTGTTTGAAACGTACACAAGAGGAAAGAGGAAACGTCATGGAAGCTTCAGCACATTAGCCGAAGCCATCGCGTTTAAACATAAATATTTAGGAGGAAACTAATATGTCATTCATTACCGCAGATTATAGCAAGAACCAGGAAAACGATTTTTCACCACTTCCACAGGGTGAATATGAAATGGTCATTACGCAGGCCGGTGAAATTGCAACCAAGGGTGGATCAGAATCACTACAGCTACGTCTCACGGTTCGCAATGATCTTGATGCAGCAGAGCCAAAAACGAACGGAAAGTACCATAACCGAGTTGTCTTTTTCGATAACTGGAAGCGCAAAGCTACGAACCAATACGATATGGACGGTCTCCAGTATGTATTGGAAGCGACAAAGATCCCTGAAGGCACTCCATTAAATAGCATCGATGATTTCTGCAAGGCTATTTATCACACGCCTGTACGAGTTTATGTAAAAGTTGAGAAAAACCCTGAATATGGTGATCGGAACACAGTGGCCCCGTGGAGCGTTCATGCTAGCAAGTATCCACAAGTTGCTCATAAATTCAAAGATGATTCTCAACCAAGTCAGCCTCATGAACCGGTTGACGATTCCGACTTGCCATTCTAGGAGGATTACGAATGTATGAACGCATTCCAGCAGAACTACGGTCCCTAAAACAATGGGGCTGCTTTCACAGAATCTGGCAACCAGAAAAAAATAAATATACTAAGATTCCTTATTCTGCCTTAACTGGCACAAAAACAAGCTCAACGGACTCGAAACAGTGGGTAACTTTTGAAGAAGCAATCACAGCATTGCAGGCTTATGACCTTGACGGACTTGGATTTTTCTTTGCAAACGGATATGTAGGAATTGACGTTGATCATATTGGCGATGATTTGGAAAGACTAGAAGAGGGACAAACTGACGACAATGTCGCATGGGAGTTCATGAATACTTTCAAGTCATATACCGAAAGGTCAATGTCTGGTACTGGTATTCATATCATTGTCAAAGGCGAAATACCCGGTACACGCCGAAGAAAAGCTAATGTTGAGATGTATCAAAGCGGACGGTTCTTTGCAATGACTGGAGATGAGATTGGCAAGTTTCATTCAATCAATTCTCCCGCAGAAGAGGAATTCAAGCGGATATATACAAAGTATTTGGAGCCAAAAACCGTCATCGATTTGCCCAGCAGGTACAATTTAGTGCCTAACAATCTTTCTGAAGATGAGATCATCATTAAAATGCTGAAATCTAAAAGTGGTGATCGAATTAAGAAACTGCTCAACGGAGGCTGGGAACCATTATATCCATCTCAATCGGAGGCTGATCTGGCATTCGCAAATGACTTGGCATTTTGGACAGGCAGAGATTTCACACGGATGGACAGTATATTCCGACATTCATCGTTAATGAGACCAAAGTGGGACGAGAAGCACGGTAAAACAACCTACGGCGTTTCAACACTCAACCGAGCCATTAATGATGTGCGTGATACTTATCAGCCGAAACATGAAAAGCCTAAATATAAGCTTGGATTTATTACTGACACTGGTAAGCCAAAAGCGTTTCCTCCTCGTTCGTGGGATGACACAGGCAATGCAGATAGGTTTGTTGATCGATATGGTGATGTCGCAAGGTACAGCTATATCGATAAGGCTTGGTATATCTACAATGGGAGCTTCTGGGAACTTGATAAGCGTGGCTTATTGCGAACCATGATTGACGAAGTAGTTGCTGACTTGAAAAAAGAAAAGCCAAAAACTCCTCCTGATGTTGATCCGGAAAAAGCTGAGAAGGAATGGGCAAAGTTTTGCAAAACCAGTCGTGGAAATCGTGCTAAAAGAGCGCTTGAAGATGAGATTCAACATCGTCTACCGGTGACAACTGATGAATTTGATGCTGATCAGACCTTAATGAATGTTGACAACGGATATATTGATTTATCTGATGGGACTCTTCACGAGCATGACATCAAGAAAATGTTCTCAAAGAAATCAAACGTTGAATATTCAGACACTGTTGAGTGTCCTGAATGGCAAGCCTTTTTGAATCAGACTTTCAATGGGGACAACGAATTAATTGACTACATTCAAAAAGCGGTCGGGTACTCATTGACAGGATCAGTTGAAGAGCAGGTCATGTTTATCCTTTACGGATCAGGGCGAAATGGTAAATCTGTTTTCATGGATACTCTCAAGCACATAGCCGGAAGCTATTCACGCACGATGCAAGCTAAATCAATTATGGTTCAGCAGTCTAGCGGTGGTGCTAACAGCGATATTGCAAGACTAAAGGGAGCTCGTCTGGTATCTGCAAGTGAACCAAATGAAGGCGTCCGACTAGATGAAGGACTTATCAAAGAATTAACCGGAGGAGAATCCGTTACCGCACGTTTTTTATACGGATCAGAGTTCGAATTCAAACCAGAATTCAAGCTTTGGCTGTCAACTAACCACAAGCCCATTATTCGAGGAACAGATGATGGTATCTGGCGAAGATTGATGCTGATTCCATTTACTCATCAAGTGCCAGTGGATCAGGTAGACAAAAGACTCACATACAAGCTTGAACGTGAATCAATCGGGATTCTAAATTGGGCAGTTGATGGAGCACTTAAGTGGCAGCGCGAAGGATTAGAGCCGCCGCAGAGTGTGAAAGATGCAAGCAATGAGTACCGAACAGAAATGGATGTTCTTGAACTGTTTATCAATGATTGCTGTGAAAAAGGGCCCGGATATCAGGCCGCTGCTGGTCAGCTTTACCAAAAATATGTTGACTGGTGTGACAAATCTGGTGAGTACAAGATGCGCAAACAAAAGTTTGGTGCAGAAATGCAGAAGAAGTTCGAATACGTTAGAAAGCGAAACGGGCGGATGTATTTAGGAATTAAAGAAAAAATCGATCCGCGCTTAAATTGGGCAAAAATATGAAAGATGTGTGACGGATGGTGTGACGGATGAATTTTATCGACAACCCTTACGGCTGTAAGGCTTTATCCTATATTTCTTTCTTGTGACGGATGAATAGTTAAAAAGTATATATAGATAAATATAAAAAGTATACTGCAAACTCATTTTTTCGATTCATCCGTCACATCCGTCACAAATAGGCTAGAAGCGTTGCAAGAGTAAGCCTAGAGGATTCTAATCATCCGTCACGTCATCCGTCACGTCCGACATTAAAGGAGCATACATGAAATCAGAGCATGCCATTCAATCAGAAATCATGCTGGCACTATCGGAACACGGTTGCGTTGTTGCTAGAACGAACGTGGGAACTGTAAGAACTGTGGACGGAAGACTTTTCAACGCAGGACCACCGCCTGGGTGGCCTGATATTACGGCGGTACGTAAGGCGGACGGACGTGCTGTACTGGTTGAATGCAAAAACGAAAAAGGAAGACTTCGTGAAGATCAAAAACGTTTTGCGGCCGCTATATCAGGAACAAAAGTAATTTACGGCGTATGCAGATCGGCAGACGATGCTGTGAAGCTATTGGAGGCTAACAAATGTACGTAGTAGCAGGCTTAAACACAGGAACCGAGTATTACCGAGCCAAATATCAATCTCAGTGTATCCGCTGGATAAACGAGAACATGTCCAAGCACAAAAAAGCACACAACACCCGTGGTGATGACATTAAAGTCGATATTCCGGAACCACTGATTATCAAGAAAGTAGAGGACTAAACCTGACTACTCACGATTGCTAGATATGACTATCACACAGGGCTATTCACGGAAGAACAACTTTAAAAACTAAGGAGAAAAAATCATGAATAAAAAATTGACATTTACAGTAACTGTTTTAGCAGGACTTATGTTTGGGGCCGGTGCAACCGCCATTGCCGACAATGTTTGGCAAGGTCACCAGAACATCATGGAGACCAAGAACAATATCGACAAGCTGACGGCTAAGATCAACGCTTCACAATCTAGCTTGTCCGATTTGAAACATCAGTTGTCTGACGCGCAGGCACAGTATGCGGCCCTAAAACAGCAGTACGACAACGGAATGGCAAGCAAAGATGCCCAGATTCAGCAAAAGATCGTTGAAGGCCAGCGAGCGGTTGCCCATAAACAGGCTGAGGTAGATGCTAAGCAGCGAACAATCAATGACCTTACATCTCAGTTAGAAGCCGCCAAACAGGCAAATGATGGCTTATCACAGGCCATCAAAGACGCACAGAGTATTAAGGACTATTCAGATCAGGCTGTGAAGTCAGTCAGCGCGAAGTGAGAGGCACACAAATGAAAACAGGAGACGACACGTTCGATGACATCTACATCAGCAAAGAAACTGGCAAGGTCGTAGGCGTCATGTATGAAGATGTGGACTACAAACTAGTGCCAATCAAACAGGAGGACGAAAAATGACAACACCAAGGAGTGAGCAAGAAACGATTCTTAGCTATGATCGGGAGCTTGATCAGTGGCACTACTATTCAGACATTCCAAAGCACAATCGTAAATGGCGTGATTTGGTATCTGAAACGCACACGGAGACAAGCGAAAACGGAGACATCACAGTTTTGGAAGGAACTATCAACGGAAGCGTATCGATCCGAAAGCACACAGTTATGTCGGAGGAAACAAGAGCAAAAGCGGCCGCTCGACTAAAGGCATATCGCGACAAGAAAGTAGAGGACGAAAAATGAAAGTAACAGCAGCATTTGCATTGCCGCATGACCACTATGACTGGAATCAGGGACTATATCAGTTGGCGATGGTTACGCGTAACTGCTTAGTTGACAATGATCATGAAAATTTTCGGAAGTACAATGTCATGCTTTGCAATTACGCACGGGAAATCTTTAAGATTCCTAACTTGATGATTGTTGAATGGGAGCCGTCAAATGACATTGCAGTCATCGTGTTAGATGGTACACCGGATGGTCGTTGTCACACAGCATATGACATTGGCCATCATCTTCCAGAAGAATACAAGGGAGATGACGCGCACTTTAGCATTCCATTAATCCATTCGCAAGAGGAACTTGATGATACGCTGGCACACATTCACAGCATGAACATCTTACACAAACTGGAGGACGAAAAATGAGCGAAGAAAAACTGTACGCGGTGAAGAACCACAGTGGTGAATTTTGGGACTTTTTGGATAGTTTGGGTTTCTGTGCATTATACAGCTCAGATTGTCCCACAACGACTAGTAAGGACCAGGCTGAACTAGTGGCTGATGAGCAGGGCGGTTATGTCGTCACTTTGATTGAGGAGCCTGAAAAGGTAGTTCTAACCAAGGAACAAGCCGAAATCGTTGAAAATGCAAATGATTATCCTTACCCATCAAGGTATATTTTTGATTACGCTGATTATTCTTCTGGCACCAGCATTGACGTAGAGTTGCTTATTAAAGCTTACGTCAACGGCTACACCGTGGAAAAGGAGAAGAAATACAACGTCAAGGTTCCCCAAACTCAAACAAGTTATTACTACAAGGGCAGTGACGGACATGTTCATGCGAGTGATACTTCTGGGGGCCTTGATAATCAGTTTTCAGACTATGAGCTTCAACAGTATGGACTAGACGGTGAACGATTCACGAAAGAAGAGGTGACTGACGATGAATAAACAAGAAGTGAACCTAAAAAGCGGTGGGAGAGCTTGTTACTTCGTGGCCAAGGTGTCTGATTTTGGAAATGCACACCGTGTATCGCCTATCTACTTCAACCGTGAGCGAGCAGTTCTTCAACTTAATTACTTAAAAAAGAAGAACCCTGACGATTCCTATGCAATGTTCGAGACTACCGGCTGGAGGTGTGTGCTATGAGCAATGAGACGAAGCGGGACGTGTTACTTTATTTTGGCGATTATGTATTACGCAATTTCAATACCCCAAACATTATTTTCGGCGGTGAACAGGTAGCTGAATACATGCAACGTTATGACAATGCTTTGCCAGATGATCTGCCGGTGATTCCGAAGGAAATCGGAGAGTACATCGAACGGCAGAAACAGGGATCAACATTAAGATCAGCGATTATTGCAGCCACAGATTTTCACGCAGCCGATGATGAGGAAGCTGATTGGATATTCTACCATTCTGACACTTTTGCCCGTGCATGGTTGCTAGGTGTCTGGCGCGTTGAGGAAACCGGCGAAATCGTGAAACTGGAGGCGGAGAAATGAAATACTTTGAGACAAAGGAACCCTATTACAGCTTGATTGTTGCGAACAATGCTGAGGAAGCCAAGAAAATTTATCGTGAAATGTATGGAGATCAAGATGACCCCGAACAATTTAAAGAGTTAAGCCGTGAAGAAGCACTATATCACCTTGCGATTGCAAAGACAGAAGACGGGGACATTATTGCTTATGAAGATGTTCAAAAAAGCCTAAACGAAAAGGCACCATCAATGCTTCTGGTAGACCACATGATCTTATAGGAGGCGGAAAGATGAAACGAGAGATTGAGTTCAGGGAGAATCCGGAGCTATTGGAGGGAAAACAATGAAAAATGGGCCTTACCGTTTCATGTCATGGCTTGGCTTCATGTTAGCTTTGGCGTCTTCGTTTTTGCCTGAAAAATATATGAAATTCGGTTTTTACAAAACGTTTATTTTCCTAATACTACTTGCAATATTGATTGAACTTTGGGACATCGCGGATGCAATCAGGGAGAAGCGGCAATGAAACAGATGATTGCCGTCATGCTGCTAATCTCAGGTGCTGCAATGTGGATGTGGGCTAACTGGAAAAGAGGAAAATGAATGATTAATGACCATCAGTCAAAGCCAGAAAGACTTGCACAGGTTGGAATGTTTGGTGGCTGTTTCGTGGGCTGTGCATTCACGACAGCGGTTTTCATTCTTGTAGGGTGCTGGGTTGTAAAGGTGCTCTGGAAGGCCGCATTTGGGTAAACAAAAAGCGCGCCGGGTGTTGACGCGCTGGAGGTATTGTAGACAACAACACTTTTTAATTTATTTTATAGTATTGAAAATGCCTCCGTTAACATTATAACAAAAGCGCACCACTACGGCACGCTTATCCTACAAACCAAACCAAATCATACCATAAGGAGTGGACGCAGTGGTGCGAGCAACGAGATATTTTAGCCCAATTGATCATGACAAAACAATTGAAAACGCCAAAGAGGTCTTGGGGAACTACTGGCATCACAAGCGGCTCGCTCAACGAACCAAAATAGCGCTCAGAAGCCCCGTGATGGACGGCATGCCTAAGTCACCAAGCTATGGCAACAAAGCCGAGGACAAGCTCGTGTCGCACGCTGACGAGCTGTACTATATAGCGTGCTGTGAAGGTGCTATTGAATCTATAGAGAGTGAAGACTACCGGATCATTTTAGTTGAAAGCTATCTGACTCCAAAGACGACACGTAAATCCAGCCTTCAGTTAGCTAATCGCTTGCATGTTGACCGAACGACCCTTTGGCGACAAACACAAGAAGCTCTCTATGCTTTTGCTGAAATATGTCCGCTAGTGAAACTAGATGCAACATCCGTGCAACAATGATGCAACAAAAAACACGCTTTTCCGTCTTATGATGGTATTGTGCCAAAGGTGAGAAACCTGAGACACCGCGTTTTTCCTCCGAGCCTCAGTGATGATAAAGCTGTGGCAAGGCGTGGCAATGAGGACTGACCGTGATAGTCAGGCGGGTTCGATTCCCGCATGCCACATTGTCCAGTTTAGCGACCGGACACAGCTTGCGATGACCCCATCTGACACTGGGAGAGCGAGCAGCAACTGAAGCTCCGGCTAGTGGGAACCCGGAAGACGTTCCGGCGGGCAGGTTCGACTCCTGCCAGTTGCATTTCCGCCTATCCTTCAGTGGGTACGAACGGAAAACAAACCATGCGGCTCACGACTGGAAGAACCCCGCGAAAAATGGAAAAGGAGCCAGTCATCCTTAGTACATTGGCCATGTTTGGTGGTATCTTGGCCATTATGCGAGCAACAGAATAGACATTGACACCGGTTACTCAATGCTGAAACGGGACGGTGCGACTCCGTCCGCTCGCTTTGGAGCTTGTCACTCCAGGAACATCAGACATGAAGCACAGATATCACCTCAATGTAGTATTCCGGTTCACGCTGGGGTACTATATTTTTTGAGGTGATGAACGTGGAGAGCGTTAAGGGGATACTTACTTTGCCAACAAAAGTGTGGGGATCAATTGCTTTGGCTGGAACAGCAATTTTAATAGCAGAGCCTCTGGCAGTGAGATATTCAGGAGGTAGTGTACTGTATCATAAATATGGTATATGGATTTTTTTGATTACAGTGCTGTCATGTTCTTTTCTAGCAATTGCTTTGGTATTATCGATATGGGAAAAAGTTAGATTTAAACGGGCGATGGGAAACGCTATTAAGTTTGTAAATAATACGGATGGGTATGAGCGAGATATAATACGAAAAATGTATAATGCTCCTGATCATTCGCTGTATTTAAAAATGCATGCACAGCAAGTAATCGAACTTGAAAACCGTTTTGTCATTGGAAAATCGACGAGTCAGCAACTGATGTACGGAGAAGATCAAATTAACGACCCTTCGTGGCCTTATTTTTTGCAGCCTTGGGTTATAAACGCAATCAATGATCATAAAATAGAGTTATAAACGCGGATCAAATTGCATAGCACTCCACCAAACGGTGAGGTGCTATTTTTGTGCGACGGATTTACAATTCAAGTGCAACAAATTAGTCAAATAGAAAAGACTCATAGCCTGAGTCCTTGTAAAATGGAATCACCACAAGACCAACTACAAGGAGAACTCGACTATGAGTCCGTACACCCATCTTACCTTAAAAGACCGTGAATCGATACTGCTTGGTATCTCTACAGGCAAAACTCTTGATACCATCGCCAAAGAGATAGGTCGTTCCAAGAGTACAGTCAGCCGTGAAATTGCACGTAACGGCGGCTGGCGGAACTATTCGGCAGCCACCGCTCAGGACCGCTACCGGCGGGTTCGCTTGGCTAGCAGGCGTCCTCGGATCCTCGATCGACCGGGGACTCGTGACGCTGTCATTCGATATATCACGGTGCTACATTGGTCGCCTGAGCAGATTGCCGGTCGCTTGTCACTAGAAGGCAGTCCTATTCGCATCAGCTATTCGACTATCTACAGAGGTATCTACCTAGATAATCTCGGTGTTCCATTGAAGAGCCATGGTGCTCGCGGGCTACCAAGGCTGCTTCGACACCGAGGCAAGACGCGCAAAATCAAAGGCACCATAAATGAACGCCGGGGGCGCTTCAATGACGTGCCATCAATTCACGACCGACCCCGGTCGGCAGAAAATCGCAGCTGGTTTGGTCACTGGGAAGGCGATACAGTACGCGGTAAAACAGGACACTCTGCATTAGTAACATTAGTTGACCGTAAATCACGCTATCTGCTTTCGAAGCGAACGGCCAATGCAAAAGCTGACACTGTTAGAGACGTCATGATTGAGCTGCTTGGTGCCTTACCAGCTAACCGAGTAAGAACAGTGACTCCTGACCGTGGAAGGGAGTTTGCCCGGTACAGGGAGCTGGCAGAACGTCTGAATACAAAGGTCTTCTTTCCTGACCCACACGCGCCTCAACAACGAGGAACTAACGAAAACACCAACGGACTGATTAGAGAATACTTTCCCAAGAACACAGACCTAGACCTTCAGAGCGACCAGGAAATTGAGACTTACATTGAACAACTGAATAATCGACCACGCAAGGTCTTAGGCTGGAAGACGCCATCAGAAGTCTTCATGGGTAAAAAGTTGCACTTGAGTTGACAATTCGTCGCAACAAAAAAGCCCTCGCTCTGGGAAAACGAGGGCCAATCACTTTTGAAGTGTGAGAATGAACTCACTAAGTCATTGTAACACAATACTTATAATAGGCACATAAAAAAGCTCTCGGGGACGAGTCCGAGAGCCTGAGGAATAAAAATGAAAAGAGCAGCACATGATTGCATGTGGCTCACGGTCATTATATTTCAGGAGGCGAGTAGATGCAATGGACAGATGAACAGATCGGTGACATTAGGAAGCTCGCCTCTGAAGGCTTTACCAGACGCGAGACAGCCGACAAACTCGGGATTAGCTATGATGCTCTTCAGGGAAAAGCAAGACGGCTTGGCATCGAGTTCCAAAAGCCATTGAAGAATGAATACGATTCAGATGGAACACAATCCAGTGAAACCATTCTAAAGGTTGTCAGGGGTCACAAAATGACGCCTAGAGAGGTTTTGGAAGCTCACGGGTATGATTACACCAAGTGGGAGCTTGTACGTGCTACAAGCAATTTTTGGAAGCAGACGCCTGAAGCAACTTTGTATCAAAGCAAGATACAAATCAGACCGCTAGTTGAGGCTGAACAATATGAATCATTGATGAATGACATCATCACACACAAGGAGCCGTATCAAGCCAAGGCTCCTATTTTTGTGGAATCAGATCGCTATTTAGTCATTCCTGCATTTGATACACACTTCAATGGCCACACGTTCGACATCTATGCTGAATCTCTTAAACGGCAACTAGAGATCATTCAACGCGGCCACTACGCAAAGATATTGCTCATTCTGGGCGGTGATCTAGCTCACGTGGATAATATCAACTCGACCACAGCAAAGGGCACACAGCTCGAAACAACTGACTTAGGCGAGACTGTGAATGAAATGGAGCAATACTTCGAGACACTGATTGAAGCAATCATTAAGAACGCCAATGAGTGTGAGGTCATGTATTGCGCCGGGAATCATGATCCGTCAGTTGGTTATATGTTTGCGCGTTTATTGAAACGTGCCTACAGCAACCAGACAAACATCACTTGGGATATATCGCTGAAGCATTACAAAGGCGCAATGCTCGGCCATAACTTCATTGGTGCCACTCATGGTGACAAGGGTAAGAACAACTACCTTGCGAAGTATCTTGATGAGTTCGGCTTCATGTTAGGCACAGCACAGAATCGCGAACTGTTTACGGGGCATCTGCATTCAGAGATGAGCAAAGACCTAGGCGGATTCGTTCAGCGTCAAGTATCGACACGCAAGCCAACTGACCAATGGACTGATGATATTGGCGTGGTTGCTCACAAAACGTTTGAGCTGGTCGAATACAGCGATCATGACACGAGGGCGATCTATTATGTCTAATGGAATGAAACGCGTCGGATATGGTTACGTATGCAGTACAGAGCGATCAATCATTGAGAAGCTATCGAGAGAAGAGAAACGCATGCAGGCAATTATCTACACGAAGCCGCACTGTAAAAAGTGCTGGCGAACAGTATATAAGCTAAAGCAGGTCATGCCAGTGTCAACCATTACAGCCGACGAGTGTGACATTGAACGGTTCCGGAAACAAGGCTATCAATCGTTCCCAGTCGTAACGGTATATAAAGCGAACGGTACCCACGAAACGTGGTGCGACTTGCAGGTTGACAAGATCAAACAATACACGGAGGAATAGACATGCTATTCGATAATGCTAAAAGCCAAAGTAGGCAATTGTCTCACCGTCAGTTGCCTCCACCCGCACCAGTGCTACCAAAAATGGAAGAATCACTGCCAACTCGTGCCAATGCAACTAAGAAATACAAATACAGTCTGATTTCCGAAGTTAACGAAGCCATTAATCAAGGAATTAATACTACATCCCCAATCTCAGTTGGCATTTCCAAGTATAATCCAGCAGTCGTTAATGAAGTAATCAGTTTGCTAACGAAATCAGGATGGGATGTTACTGGCCTAAATATTGACGGTAATGGTTCCTATTCGACAATCATATTATCTTAATCGAGAGGCGATTTAGCATGTGCAATTTCCTATTAATAATCACACTAATATACGTGCTGGCCAAGCTATTCGGTTTAATCGCGTGGAGTTGGCTGTTAGTATTCATGCCGCTGATTGCTTGGATCATCTGGAACGTATTCCGGATCGGATTGGGGATCGTCATTAGATTACACGAGGGGTGATGGGCATGACTAACACATCTTATACGGGAGATGTTCACAGCCACGCTGGGCGTGCACACTTCTATCGTTCAGCTGAATGGAAAGCATTGCGCGAACAGGTTCTTGAACGTGACCACTATGAATGCCAATGGTGCAAAGCGAAAGGGCGCGTGACTACTGGCAATGGCATGACGCTGGAGATTGACCATATCAAGACGCTAGAGGAACGTCCAGACCTAGCCCTTGATCCGGATAACCTGCGCACACTCTGCCGCGACTGTCACAACAAGCGACACGGACGATTCAATTACAAACGTTTGGGGAGACCCAAAAATCCGTATGCCAACGATGAGAGATGGTAAAATAACATACCCCCGGGTCAAAAAATTCAATGCCATTTTGAAATTCGGGGACCGGTGGACGGGCTCGTCTTCCGCAAAAATGTTTCGTTTTTTTCGCGCGAGGGGGGGTACCCTATACCAAAAATGGGAGGTGATAATCCATGGACAAGCTAGATAAGCTTAAAAACAGGCTCTTGTCTCAGATAGACAAGACTAATCCAATTGAAACTGAGAAGGTGGACCGATATGTTTCAATGGTTGACATGTTCTACAAGCTTCAAAAAGAAGCTATCAAGCAGCCAATTATTGAAATTGAGAATGGCAGTCAGCATTTCACTAAATCTAATCCTGCTTTGGCTGATATGAACAAGATCAATGCAAGCCTAATTTCACTTGGTAAGGACATGGGATTGTCCGCTCCGCCTGGAATTGATGGAAAGGGCACGGGATATGATCCTGATGATCTGCTTTGATTCATAACAAGTATGTTGATGATTACATCAAGGGTTATGAAGAAGGACACTTGCTGTTTAATAAGGAACGTATTCAGCTTGTTGATTATCTAAAAAAGTCTGTGCTATCTGACGACACACTGCATTTTGACAACGAACAGATTGAGAACTGCATTAAGTTCAGCGAGAAGTGGTTTTTCAAACTTCAGCCGTTCCAAAAGTTCTTGATTGCGTTCGTTTTTTTGTATCACGAAGACGGGACCAATTATTATGAAGACTTTTTGTGGATGATGGGTCGTGGCTCTGGTAAGAACGGATTGATTTCGGCGTTAGGGACGTTTTTGATATCAGAATTTAACGGCATACCTTCATATAACGGTTCAATCGTTGCTAACAGCGAAGACCAGGCAAAAATATCGGTTGAAGAAATTCACGATGTAATGGAATCAAATCGACCAAAGCTTAGACCCGCATTCTACTGGACAAACGGTCTCATAAAAGCTAAAAAGACCAATTCTACTTTGAGATATCGAACTTCTAACGGCAACACGAAAGATGGTTTACGAGATGGTTTCGTTATCTTCGATGAAATTCATGAATATCAGGATGACAGCAATGTCAAAGTCCACCTATCAGGACTTGGCAAAAAACAAAATCCTCGTGTCTTTTATATTGGGACTGATGGCTATGTGCGAGATGGTTTCATTGATACTAAGAAAAAGCAAGCAGCCAATGTTTTGAGTGGAAAGGCTGCACCAGACTTCATATTTCCTTGGATTTGCAAAATCGACGATGTGTCTTAAATTGATGATCCAGAAAAGTGGGAAAAAGCCGTTCCAATGATTGTAAAACCGTTGTCATCGTATGGTAAGACCCTTTATCGGCAAATCAAGAAAGACTACGACGCATTAGTAGAAGCACCAAGCGGACGTGAGGAGTTTTTAACAAAGAGAATGGACTATCCCAGCACGTCAATGAACAGTAGTGTTGCGCCTTGGGAAGAGATTGCAGCAACCAATCAACCGATTCCGCATGATTTGGACGGCAGAGAGGCAATAGGGGCGGTAGATTTTGCCAGTGTACGAGATTTCATTGCCGCTGCAGTAACGATTAGGTACCGAGATAAATTAGTAACCATTGAAAAGCAGTGGGCACGGAAGGGCTTCTGTGATCAATATTACGCATACAGTCGAAAGGACAGAATTGCGACACCAAATCAGCGTCTTAATATTCCACTTCACGACTGGGAAAGAATGGGCCTAATTGAAGTTGTTGACGAGCCACTTATGGATCCTAGACATGCATTAGATTGGATACAAGCAATGGCACATCGATTTGATATAAAAAAGGTAGTTATGGATAACTACCGTGCTCAGATTATGCGAAAAATGTTCGAAGATGCCAATTTTGAGGTTGATATCATTCACAATCCTACTTCTATTGATGGTTTATTGGCATCAATAATTGACGACGGTTTTCCAAGAGGACGTTTTGTATGGGGAGATAACCCTTTGCTTCGCTGGAACACACAGAACGTGCTGGTAAAGGTAAACAAGGCGAACGGAAACAAGTCCTATGAGAAGAAAGAGGAAACTCGTCGTAAGACAGACGGCTTTAAGGCGTTTGAATATACGCTGTACCGAGTAAATGAATTATCCGATGTGGACGTCAGCGAATCGCTGGCATTTTTGAATGACCTAGACTTCTGAAAGGAGGTGAAAGCGTGAACTTCAACTTATTTGATCTGTTTACTCAACGTAAAGATGCCAGTTTTGCCTATGATCTTGATTTAATTGGCGGACAGCAGACGCAAGTTTACCTGAAACAGTATGCGTTAAATACGTGTGCTTCTTTTTTAGCCAGAACAGTTTCTCAGTCCGAGTTCAAAACTAAAAACGCTGCGCTTTATTACAAGCTAAATGTCCGACCAAACTATAATCAAACAGCAACGAGCTTTTGGCAGGAACTGATCTTTAAACTCATTACAGATAATGAAGTGCTGGTCGTTCAGGACGATACAGGCGACCTACTGATTGCTGACAGCTACGTTCATAATGTCAAGGCGGTATATCCTGATACATTTTCTGGAGTGGTGGTCAATGAATATCAGTTTCAGCGTGTGTTTGGAATGGATGACGTTTGGTTTATCAAATACAACAACGACAACCTAACCACATACACAAATCAGTTGTTGTCCGACTATGCTAATTTATTCAGCCGCATGATTAGTTTTGCCATGCGTAACAAGCAGCTAAGAGCAACGGTGGATTTCTCAGGCGTTACAAGTTTTGACAGCCAAACGCCTAAAGATGATGTGAATGGCAATAAGAAAGAGAATCCAGCTCAGAAATTCATTGATAAGCTCTTTAGTGCATTCAGAGACAACGACATTGCAATTGTGCCTTTACAAAAGGGTATTAAGTACGACGAAGTTTCGAGCCAGTATAGTGGCGCAGATCAGGCATTTTCTGACATTACTGCTGCACGTAAAGAGGCAGTTGACAGCGTTGCAGAGATTCTAGGAATTCCACCAGCATTGATCCACGGTGCACAGGCGGAAGTTGATCAGAATCAACAAGAATTATTGAATTTTTGCATTGCTCCGCTTAATCAAAAAATTGAGGATGAGTTAAATGCCAAGGCTGTAAGCCAGTCTTCATATGATCAAGATAAGGTCACCGTTTGGGGACTGAATAAGCCTAATGCTCTTAATCTTAGCGATGCAATAGACAAGCTAGTATCAAGCGGCGTATACAATCGTGACACTGTGCGAAGCTGGTTTGGCGATGATCCAATTCCAGACGGAAGCGGCCAAAAATATTACATCACAAAGAACTATGAGGAAGCAACGAAGGGAGGTGATAATGATGACGACAGTAATTCCAATTAACACTCAGCTTGTTGATGATGAGACTGCGAGTGTCATGAAGTCATGGGGACTGGATTTAGTAGCTCCAAACGCGATCCGTGAAATGCTTCCGACTGATAATTCAGACGTTGTAGTCGAAATTGATAGTCCAGGTGGATTGGTTACCGCAGGAAGCTCAATTGCGACACTTTTGAAAGACTATCCCGGAACTGTAACGGCTAAGATTATCGGTCAGGCAGCATCTGCAGCTACAGTAGTAGCACTGTCAGCTGACAAGATTATGATGGCACCGACGGCTACATTCATGATTCACCGTGTGTCAGTCTCTGGCATTTCTGGAAACTCCGGTGATCTTGACAAGTACAGCGATGTTCTTTCAATGCAAGATAAACAATTTGCTAACTTGTATGCATCAAAAACTGGTAAAACAGCTGATGAGATGCTCAAGCTGATGACAGACGAGACGTATATGTCAGCACAACAGGCCAAAGATATTGGATTTGTTGATGAAATTATGTTTGAGGAACAGCCTACCTTGGTAGCGGGGCCAAAAACGATGCTGACAAAAGAGATCGTTGATGCTCTTAAGGAGTATCGAGAAATCAAGGACAAGCCAACAGAACCGGCTGTAAAGATTGACACCGATGAATTAGCAGAAAAGCTTGCAAATAAATTGAAACCCCATGAGGAACCTAAGCAAAGCAAGTTTGCAGGGTTCCTTTTTTAATACGAAAGGAGTCATAAAAATATGACTATGAGCTTTAAGAATTTAGATACCTTTGCGGAAAAACAAAAGGCATTCGCAGACATTGTAAAAAGTGGTGGTGATGCTGAAGCCCAAGGTAAGGCGTTTGGTGAAATGATGGACGCACTGTCCACTGATCTCAACAGCTTCCAAGAAAAGCTGAAGAATAAGACCCAAGAGGAAATCGACAGCATCATTGCAGCCAACACCGGTGATGTGAAGATGACACAAGATGAAGTTAAATTCTTCAACGCTATCTCGACTGATACTGGATTTAAGAACGATCAACTGATTCCACAAACCACTGTGGACAAGATCTTCGAAGATCTGACCTCTAATCACCCGCTGCTACAAGCAATTGGTCTACAGAATAACGGCGTACGGTTGAAAATCTGGAAGTCTGATGCTACAGGTGCCGCTGTATGGGGCAAGATTTTTGGCGATATTCAAGGGCAGCTTGATGCTACGTTCACGTCTGTTGATGCAGAAATGAGTAAACTGACGGCATTCGTAGTGCTGCCTAATGATCTTGATTCATTCGGTCCGGCATGGGTACGCACATACGTTACTACCCAAATCACCGAAGCGTTTGCGGCCGCATCTGAATCTGCTTTTGTCGATGGCGATGGTAACAGTAAGCCAATTGGGCTTGATCGCGATCCGTCAAAAGGTGCCACAGCTGCTGGCGTGACAACCTATCCTGTTAAGGCTGATGCCGGTACCGTGACCCTCAAGGACGCTGACACAGCCAAGTTTGAACTAATGACCATCATTAAGGCTCTGTCCAAGAAAGCAAATGGCAAGCCTGTAGTTGCACGTGGAAACACCATTTTGGTTGTACAGCCAGGTGCTTCGCTTGATTTTGAACGTGCAATGACCATGCAAAACGTTAATGGTCAATGGGTATATGCGCTGCCATATGGCATTCAGATCATCGAATCTCAGTATGTTCCAGATGGAAAGGCTATTGCTTTTGTTAAAGGCCGTTATGACGCATACATGGCTGGTGGTTTGAACATCTCTGACTTTAACCAAACGTTGGCCATTCAGGATGCAATCCTGTTCACTGCTAAGCAATTCTTCTATGGTGCGCCAGCAGACAGTAATGCTGCACTTGTCTATGCACTGAATATTAACGATCCAAGTGCTGCAGCCGGTGGCTCGGGGAAATAGTATCCCCCGTTGAAGCGGGGGTAGACAGCAACTCCACCGTTGCACAGCTAAAGTCATACCTCGATTCAAAGGGAATCAGTTACCCAAGCAATGCATTAAAGGCCGATTTACAGAAACTTGCGGGGGTGACACCAGATGAATGATGATCAGATTGAATCACTTTTGACGGAATTTAAATCTCGAATGAGCATTTACCACTCGTCAGAAGATGCTGAGCTTAAAAACATGCTACAGGCCTCGTACGATGCAGTTAATCGCATGACTGGAGTGTCGGACATTACCAATGGCCAATTCAAAGAGCTTGTCATTGAACGTACTCGGTATGTCTACAATGACCAAGTCGAGTTCTTCGAGGACAACTTCCTATCTACGATCATTGGTCTAAGCCTACAAGCATATGGTGAGGGGGACGATGACAATGGCTAGTAGTCCAAGTTTTCAGTACCAGCCTCCCAAAGTTGATAGTGGAAAATTAAGAATACCGATTCACTTCTATGCTCAAGATGTTGGTGATTCACCTGAACCAACAGACATTGAGCCTAAAGAAGTGTTTTTTTGTCTTTGCGATGCCTATTCGCCAAGCAATAAGGACAAGGTAGTTCTTGATAGCCATGAGGTTGACCTGGGCGTCACTGTGATTATTCGCGATACCAAGGGTGAATTCATTCCGAACAACAAAATGACAGCGTTTATTGACGACTCTCGCTATCAGGAAGTTAAGGAATGGCAGATTGAAGAAGTTCGCCATGATTTTGAAGCCAACAGGTTCATTACGTTGGTATTGGGGGCGAAGCAATGACAGCAACTTTAGACGTTAAAGGTTTAGAAGACTTAGAAAACAAACTCAGTCAAAAATTTAGTGATCGCAAGGTTGCTAAATATGTCAACAACGCGTTAACCATCGCTGGCCGGTATGCAGTTGTTGAGCTTAAGCAAGCTGCAGCAAGCTATCGAGACACTGGTGCAACGGTCAATGAAATTACTGCGGGCAAACCACGGCTTCGTGGTGGGGTTCGCAATATCAAGATTGGGTGGTCTGGTGATGGTTCAAAACAACGGTGGCGCTTAGTTCATCTCAACGAATTTGGGTACACCCGAAATGGGCGCACGTATGCTCCAAGAGGCATAGGGAAAATTCGATCATCATATGATGAAATGCAGCCGAAGCTGAAAGAACTAGAAGCGGCTGAATTGAGGAAACTGCTATGAAAGACATGCTGAACACGATTTATACAGAGATACGTGGTGATCCGCTAGTATCTCAGTACCCGATTAAGTATTACGACTATCCAGAGGCAGCTTCTAAGGAAACGTTTGTTCTCATCAAACCATTATCTCCTCCAACAGCTGCTTTTGGTGCCAGTGATAAAGAATTAGCACAACAGCTAACTTACCAGATTGATGTGCAATCCGGCGATCGCATGCTGTGTAAGCAGATACAACAAGCAATCAAAAAACACATGTACTCGTTAGGCTTCTCGCAATTATCCGAGGGGCTTGACGAGTTTTTTAGTGACACGAAACGGTATGTCGATGCACGGCGATATCGAACTGTCACACAGCTTTATGACGCTAACTATTAGAAAGGAGTCATCACATGACTTTAGTACATTTTCCACGTATGACCATTCAGCCCTTTGACGCTAAAACGGGCGCTGCTGACGGCGATCCAATCGTTGTCCAAGGTGATCCAAATAAAGGTGGTACTATCACTGCCGAAATTTCTGGATTGTCTAGTAATCCACTGAAGACAGCTGCATCAGATATTGAATATTGGATTTCACAAGAAGGCGTTGGTGAGGTTTCTGTAGACTTCACCCTGATTGACTTGCCATTTGACGCAGAAGCTAAAATTCTCGGTCAAAAGACTACCGAAGCAGGCATTACCTATGTGGGTAATGACACTAACCCACCATACTGCGGCGTTCTTTTGGAAGCAGAAAGTTTGGCTGGGGACAGCGCATACTTAGGCTTCTTCCGCGGCAAGTTTGCCAAGGACAAAGAAACCTTGAATACACAAGATCCAGCTGACAAGAAGGCACCAGAAGGCGATAGCTATACGTTTACTGCGGCCGGTTCACCTGATAATGGTGATCAAAAAGGCGAGTACGTTGCTAAATATGTCGGGTCTGATGCAACAGCTATTAGCACGGTGAAAGCGCAGGTTTTAAAGGCAACCCCAAAACCGTAACGGTGTCTGGGGTATCTCTGACACCGGCAACAGCGAGCGTGAAAGTTGGAGCAACTACCGCATTGACGGCTACAGTTAGCCCAACGGATGCAACCGACAAGTCTGTTAGTTTTGCATCAAGCAGCACAGCAGTCGCTACTGTCAACAGTAGTGGCGTTGTAACCGGTGTTTCGGCTGGATCTGCAACCGTCACTGTGACGACACACGATGGAAGCAAAACAGCAAGCACTGCGGTAACCGTAACTGCTGCTTAAAAATACAATTGTCGCCTCAGAAATAAACAATGCTGATTGAGTTCAGGGCGGCATCTAAAATAAGGAGATTTATCATGCTAAAACTTGATTTACGTAATAAAGATGGCAAGGTTGAGCACTTTCAAGAAACATTCGTGCCCGCCTTAAAACTGATCGAAGGCTTAAAACTAACTCCCGAGAACTTTCCTGATCTAGATGAATCAGATTGGATGGAAAAAAACGCAGAATTCATGGCTTCTTGTTTTGAAGACAAAAACGTAACTAAGAAGCGAATTTTAGACGGTGTTGCCGCTTGGGATTTCAACAAAGTATTTGACACATTCAATCAGCAGCTTTTCGGGATTGACCCAAAAAAAGTGGAAGCGAGCGAATCAGCAGAAAAGAAGCATTAAATCAAATCTACAAAATGATTCGTTCGGTCGTTACAAACGTTCCGGGGTTCACGATCAATGACATTATGAAAACTGATTGGGAGACGTTACAAGAGGTGCTGCTGCAAAGTGAACCAGAAAAAGAAAAGGCAGTATCGCTTACCGACTTTATCAAATCAATGTAGGAAGGAGGAAACAAATTGGCAGAACCATTAGGTCAAATGATGATCGAACTTGGGCTTGATGATACCAAGTTCGGTAACGGGCTGAAGAACGCCAAGTCACAGTTGAAATATTTCGGGTCTGAGATGAAAGCTCAGGCCTCTTTTTATGACGCTTTTGGAAGTAAAGTAGACGGTTTAAGTGCTAAAGAACAAGGCTTGACCAAGATGATTGCTGCACAGTCAAAGGTTGTAGCTGAATCTAAGAAAGCGTACGACGGATCACTGACTTCAAAAGGCGAAATGACAAAAAGTTCCGCTAGACTTGCTGCTAATTTTGAAGCCGAACAAGCAAAACTTGCATCACTGGCTAAAGAGTACATCAATACCGCCAAAGCAGAAGCCGAAATGAGTGTTAAAACAACCGGTGTCACTGGTGCGATTAACAAGCTTGGTACGGCCCAGATAGCTATTGGCAATCGCATGAAGTCACTTGGCGACAGCATGACTACTGGAATCACTGTGCCTATAGCTACAGCTTTTGCAGCAGCCACAGCCAAGGCTATTGGATTCCAAAATAAACTTTTGGTAATCAAAAACCTTTTAACTACTGGTGGTGAGTCGGCAAAAGAGGCTATTTCTGGCGTCAATAAAATGCAGTCGGACGCCATTCAATATTCCAACCATTATGGTGTATCAGTAAGCAAGATTGCTGATGGCTATGAAGAACTTGTACGACGTGGCTATACGTCTAAACAAGCTATCGCTGCCATGAAAACAGAACTCCAAGGTGCTTTGGCATCAGGCGATGATTTCAACGATGTTGTTTCTGTGGCATCATCCACACTTGAATCATTTGGTATGAAGTCCAATAATACTGCAACTATGACTAGAAACACCAAGACAGCCGTCAATGAGCTTGCATATGCGGCTGATTTGACAGCAACGGACTTCCAGTCTCTCGGTGTTGGTATGTCATATGTTGGTGCTACTGCTCACCAAGCTCATTTCACCTTGTCAGAAACTGCATCAGCTTTGGGCGTTTTGTCTAATAATGGCGTGGAAGCTGACAAAGCTGGTACTGGGCTACGTAAAGTGATTGTCAGCTTGAACACTGCCGTCAAAAATATTGGCACTAAGAATGACGTCTTGGCCAGTCTTGGCATCAAGAAAGAAGAAATCGTTGGGTCCAACGGTCAGCTCAAGAGCTTGAGCACTGTCATGGACGTACTCAATCAGCACACCAAGGACATGAGCGCGACTAAAAAAGCAGCTGTATTTAACAGTCTTTTTGGTACTACTGGTCAGCAAGCCGGTATTATTCTCGCACAAAACAGCAAACAGTTAGCTGAATTAAATGATCAGGTTGATAAGGCTGAGAAAAAGAACTATGTAGGCAGCTTATCGGAAAAGAACCTTAAGTCTGCTCAAAATCAGTTAAAAGTTCTGCAACAAAATGTTGAAAACTTGGGGATGACACTTGCACAAAAAGTTCTACCTAGTGTGCAGCCCATTATCAAGGATTTGACTGATGCTGTTAATTGGTTTGGTAAACTAAATCCACAAGTCCAGCAAAACATTGTTAAGTGGGGGTTGTTGGCCGCAGCCATGGGCCCAGTGCTTAGCATTGGTGGAAGATTAACAACAGGACTTGGAAAATTAGGTACCTCATCAGTTGGCCTTATTGCAAAAATAGCCGGATTGGGTGCTAAGTCGCAAGCAGCCAAGACGGTTATGGGTCAGTTAACAGATGCAACGGGTAATGTTGTAGGAACCTTGACGAAAGCTGGCGGTGCCGCAACCAATACAGGTGGCTTAATTGGAAATTTAGCCGGAAGAATGACTGTTGCCGCTGGTGAAACAGGCGTTTTAGGGAGCGCATTGACTCCGTTAGGGCTTGGAATGATAGCTGTAGCCGGTGCGGCAACGATTGGTGTCGTTGCTTGGGAAGGCTTCGGCAAACAGATGGTTGAGTCTTCCAACCGTGCTTCGCGATGGGGATCTGACATCGGCAAAACGGCCGATACTGCGGCAACTGAAATGTCGCAATATCAAAGCAAAGTTGACGTTGCCATGTCTGGTGCATCCGGATCTGTATCTAGCAATGCAAAGACTATTAATTCAGCATTCAGCGGTATGATTACATCTGCTCAAAAGGCAAGCAAGGCTCAGAAAAAGGCTGCTGATGATGTTGCCAAGGCTATTGGTGGTGAAGCTGCTGCAGCTCTTGAAGAAGAGGCCGGCAAAGAAGAAACCGCTCGTAACAAAGAGATTACGAAGATGAAGTCATATGCTAAAGAAGCACATGACATTTTGAAAAATTCAGCTGACAACAACGTTGCTCTTAATGCAGAACAACGCGTTAAGATTGGCAATATTCAAGATGAAATGGCCGAAGCTCAGATTAAGACACTTGGATTAACGGCAAAACAGCAACGTCAAGTGCTTGCTGCTGAGCTAGGCGAAACCAGCAAGATGTCCGTAAAGCAATTGTCATCAATGGCAAAGTCCATTGGTGATGCTTCGTACCAAGAGATGTCGAGCTATGAGCAAAGGCTTAAAGCAATCAATGGTAACGCACAGCTTTCTGAAACTGAAAAAAACGTGGCCATTGAAGCCCTTGAACAAGAACACATTGCAACGATGGATAAGCTTGGTGGAGACTACATCAGAGTCGCTAAAGCACAAGGTAAGTCGCATTCTGAAATCATATCTGAGCTGACACAACAGTATGGCTTTACTGCTACGCAAGCGGCTGAAGCCTGGGATACGTACAACAGCAGAACTAAGGCCGCAGCAGATCAAACTAAAAAAGCCGTCAGCGTCTCATTAGATGGCTTATCTGGCGATGTCAAAAAGGCTGCCGAAAGTTGGAACAACCTTAAGCTGACTGATAAGGATGGCAAAGTCAAAACTAATGCCGTCGAAGAAGTTCAGAAGGCTGTAAAAAGTGGCAAGGATTGGAATGCTATTCAGCTTTTGCTACAAGAAGGTAAAATGACAACAAACGCTCAAGATATGGTTGCAGAAGCCTTGGCTGCTAATAAGCAGTGGGATGATTTGCAGTGGATTCAGAGTGATCTACATTTGTCTTCAAATGCTAAAGAACAAGTAGCAAGCGCCATGATTGCTAATAATCAGTGGAATGTATCTGACTGGAAAGAAGCTCAGATATGGGCAACCAACAAAACTAATAGTGCAACAATTGAAGCTCTTGCAAACATGGGCAAGTGGGATAGCTTGACCCCAGCACAGCAGCAATTGATTGCGCAAGCCAAGACAGGGGCGGCGTTGCAGCAAACGCTTCAAGATTTGGGATTGTGGAACAGCATGTCCGCTAAAGTAAAGCAAGCAATTTTGAAAGCCATTGACGAATCTACGCAAACCGCTGCACAAGCTAAGCGAGCTGTCGATTCATTTGTTGAGCAAACCAAAACATCTGTTTTGAAAACTATTTATGTTGAAGAACATATCACGCAGGGACGAGCTGGTGGCGGTTCAGCAAACATAGCAACACGAGCTAAAGGTGATTCTAATTTTGCCGGCGGCCTCGCGATGGTTAACGATCAAAAAGGTCCAACGTTCCGTGAAGCTATTTTCCATCCTAATGGGAGCATTGAGATTCCATTTGGTCGTAATGTGATTAAACCAATTGAAAAGCATGCTCAAATTGTCCCTGCCGGAGTGACAGCTAGAATGTTTCCAAAATTGCCCCAATACGCCAATGGTAAAGACATTCCAGCAAATGCAACAGCGCTTAGCCTAGCAAATCAAGTGACACAATCGTTGGTTGGTCAACAACAAATTAGTGTAAGCAATTCTTTAGACACAAAAAATCTTGAAAAGTTGCTTATGTCTATTCAGTCTATGATGTCGGCGCTGATGCAACGCGATACAACGATTGATATGGATGGACGTGCAGTTGCACAAGTTCAGTATCCTTATCTGTCAAAAATTACGAGTGTTCAGAACATGCTATCCAATAGAAGAAAGGGGTATACGAATTGAAGAAAGAAATTGCAGTTAAGTATGGAGATTTTGATTTGTCGCCGTATTTTATTGTTTCTAATGTGACGATGCCATTTCTATACAAAGACAATCAGTATACTCAAATAGGCAGATCAGATGGTGAAAGTCTGATTTATTCTCGTAATGCTAAAACAAAAATCACTATCCAAGGAACCATCTTGACTCAAGAAACGAACCTTACCGTGGCTGAAACTAAAGATGAATTAATTAATGCTTTGAAATCAGATACTATTCAGCAGCTAACGTTGTCAAACTATCCGGGAAGATATTTCAACGCTATTTTTGATGGAAGTCAGGACTTTGACGGTACTTTTGACTACATTGCCACGGTAGAACTAGTATTCACTGTCCCCGATGGCATCGCCCACTCGGTAGCCACGAAGACGGCTGACAATATGCCATACAAGGACTTGCCGGTGAACTTTGCCATAGCTTCACACGCCAGTGGATCCAACACTACATCATTAGATACGTATCCCATTCATATGCAACTTTCAGAAGACTTGTCAGGGAAGACCATTACCACTGTGGCTAAAGCTATTGTCACTAATTATCAAGGCAAGGCAGATCCCAATAATGGTAATAGACCCGTGATTAATATTAAAGATGGCATGAGTACAGGGAACTGGGAAGGTTTGATCGCAGATATGCCTATCACTGGTAATGGCGTGTATACATCAGTTCCGAAGACAATGACAAAGAATCCTTTAACTGGAACATCCAATCAGATTGGTGTTGAAATGTACAATCTGAATGCCACCATCGAAGTTTGGATCAAGGTTGAAATAGGTACCACAGCTTCTCCATGGTCGCCTAACCCAGCTGATCCTGAATACTATGCCGACACCATCACAGTTCACAATGGCGGTACCTATCCTGTTGAACCGGTTATTACGGCAACTATGCACGCTGATAACGGCTTGATTGCCCTCATTAATGGCCAAGGTGGTGTTTTACAGTTTGGCAATCCAGAAGAAGCCGATGGCGTTGAGCGAAAACGATCAGAGGTTGCTCGATATGAAGGCTTCGATAAAGAGCCAGCTGGTGCAGCTTATAACACTGGACAAACTAACAGCCATTACTACTATATCGCGGCTCAAAAGAATGTCATGGAAGGGTCGGTTAAGTATGCCGATGACGATGGTTCCGCAGTTGAGCCAGTCTTCTTGCCAACCAATTCATACTATTGGGAAGGGCCTTCGGTTCATCTTAAGACAACAAATGCATCTAATGGTAGCAATACTGGAAGCTTTATAGCCAAATGGCGCTACAAGTTTAATTCAAACGTGAATGCCTTAGGCGCCATTGAAATGACGCTTGATAATAGCACGGGCGTGGCCTATCAGGTGATTATCAGATCAAACTACGGCGGCAAAGATGATGTTGATGTTCAAGTGTTTGCGGGATCAACATTAGTTTTCCAGCAGACTCTTAACCGCAGGGTTTTCAGCAATGGCCGCTATTATGAGGCCAAGTTGACCAAGCTTGGTAATACGCTCACTCTGCAACTTGCTGGTATTGTTCAAGGCGGTATTAAGCCATCTGAAGTCATTACCAGAAATCCGCCGCTGATAATGCCGCCAATCATGTTGACATCAGATGAAGCGTCGCTTCCAATCACGGGAGCGACGCTTTGGTTTCAGCGATTTGAAAACTATCCATATCCCGATATGGGCGTTTATGACATGGATATTGAATGGCTTAACGTTGATTATTGGACTGATCTTAGTAATCGTTTTAGCGCTGGAGACGTTGCAACGATTGATGTTGCTAACCGCCAGATACTGGTTAATGGCGTGATTAATGCTGATCTTCAACTCATCGATAATGACTGGGGAAAATTCAGGTTGCTTCCGGGTGACACTCAAATATTGCCTCAGCGTTCTTCTTGGGCACAGCCATATGAAGTAGAAGTAGCATTTCAGGAGGCGTTTTTGTAATGGCAGATTTTTATTTTACCGACAGAAAGTACAATCAGCTTGGCATTGCGTCAACTGATGAACTTACGTCTAGTTCAGTGATTGCTATTGATGATATTGGCGGTCAAGAAGGTGACTATCAGTCAGTTGAAGGTGGCTACCGCTCTTACATTGCAACGCTGCATTTTTCGCCAGATCAGTCGGCTCAGGTCAAAGAAATGGCTAAGGTGGGTAATTTTGTCTTGTTCAAGGGCCGTGCTGGTGAATCAGTTTGGACAACCATTCTGAGTTCCGAGCATGATCCACTAGCAGGCACAAATACGTTTGTGGCAGAGGACGCCAGCATTGATTTAATTAATGGCACCGTTGGTGCTTATGCGGCCTCAAGCGCAATGACAATCGCTCAGTATATTGAACTTTTTGCTGGTGATTCGGGATTTGTGATCGGCTACAACGAGATTCCTGATCTAACGCGGACTTTAAAATGGGATTCAGACGATTCATCAATTCTCACTAGAATTCTGTCAGTTGCCACACAGTTCGGTGTAGAGCTAAGCTTCCGGTTTGAAGTCAGAGGCTTGTCCGTCATCGGAAAGTATATTGATATTAGGAAACACATTGGCGGCAACAAGGACATTTATCTGCGTGTAGACACTGATCTTAATAAGATTGTTACGACTAGTGATATTGCTGACTTGTGTACTGCTATTGCTGGTACCGGAGGTACACCAGAGGGCAGTAACGATCCTATCACACTCAAGGGTTACCACTGGATCGATCCTAATGGTCGTTACGTATTGGGCGATGATGGCGTATTAAGAGACCCAATAGCGCTTAGGACTTGGAGCCGTTTATTATCAAACAGTAACCCAGATCCTAAAGATGCTCACATCACGCGCACCAAAACCTATGAAGCCACTACTCAAGCAACGCTTCTACAATCGGTTCTATCTGACTTGGAGAAGTTCAATCATCCAGCAGTAAACTACGAAGTTGACATTGCCAAGCTGCCTGATAATGTCAGCATTGGTGACACTGTTTATCTGGTTGATGAAGATGAACAGCTTTTTCTTTCTGCAAGAGTCCTAGAGCTTACCTATTCATACTCAAATAAATCAGGGACGGCAACGCTTGGAGATTATTTGATTCAAGCTAGCCAAGTTGATCCTGCCTATCGTGAACTAGCAGATCAACTAAAGAATATCCCTAAAACGGTTCAATATTACCCGTGGATTCGGTATGCCGATGACGACAAAGGTACCAATATGTCGGCATTCCCAGCCAACAAGAAGTACATGGCAGTGGTATACAGCAACAAGTCATCTGTGCCAAGTGACAATCCGGCAGATTACGCTGGCAAGTGGGCACTGATTCAGGGTGCTGATGGCAAAGATGGTGTAGCGGGTAAAGACGGTGTGGGCATTAAGTCCACGCAGATTATGTATGCGCAGAGTACTTCTGGCACCGCAACGCCTACTACTGGTTGGACTGCACAAGTTCCCACGTTAATCAAGGGACAGTATCTGTGGACACAGACTACTTGGCTGTATACAGATAACACCGGCGAGTCTGGTTACACTGTCAGTTACAATGCCAAAGATGGCAATTCAGGTGCTAATGGTATTGCAGGTAAAGACGGAGTAGGTATCAAGTCAACGGTGATTGAGTATTCTGTTTCGTCAAATGGTGTCACTAAGCCAAGCACAGGTTGGTCAGCAACCATTCCAAGCATTGCTCCTGGACAATTCATGTGGACACGGACAACGTGGCTCTATACTGATGGAACGAATGAAGTCGGTTATTCAGTCGCACAAGCCGGTGCTACTGGGCCGAAGGGCGATACTGGTGTTGGTATCCCGGGCCCTAAGGGAGCCGATGGCAAAACTAGCTACTTTCATACAGCCTATGCTAACAGCATTGATGGGAAACAAGGCTTTTCAACCACAGATGGCAATGGTAAGTCTTATTTCGGCCAATACGTTGACCAGACCCAAGCTGATAGCACAGACCCAACTAAATACTCGTGGGCGTTATTCAAAGGCCCACAGGGTCCTCCGGGTGTTCCCGGAAGCAAGGATGTGCCATACACATACATTCAGTTGGGCACGCCCGCTAGTCCCAAGAAGGGTGACTTGTGGTGGCACGGGACAACGCTTAACGATGCCACAGCATTACAGTATTACAATGGATCAACTTGGATTGACCAAAGTATCCAGCAGGCCATTTTGAACATTGAGAAACTTGTTGCAATTGAGATTGACAGTGCGATCATTGATTCTCCTGATATCAATGCGCCATTCCACCACACTGCTCTTAGCGATGCCAATTTAGGAAAGTTCAGCAGTGGCAACACCAATATGCAATATGGTCACGTGAATATCACAGGGAACGTTGAAAATGATCAAGGCATAGCAGACGGACACACGATGATTAGTGACTTGGGCCCATCAGGTTTTATCAGTCGCGAACGCACACCTGACAATGCCGGTGATGTTCAGTATGCTAATTTGCAAGGCGGCAAGCTTAATCTTTTAACTCTAATTAGTGATGAAAATGCGGCCACCAAAAAATATGTGTTCAGCTCATTCAAATCAACAGATAATGTCACCTATTATTGGAACAACACCACTGCATATTCAAACGCAGATATTGACTGGGCATACATTCATTATGCTAGAAGAAATAACATTTGCACAGTCAGCTTTGATGTCGTCGCTAAAGGCAAGCAGGGCTGGCTTGATCTTGTTCAGCCAAGAGCCGGATATAAGCCATATTTACCGCAAGCAACAGGGGCAACGTTGTTTTCGACATCGTATATAGGTGCTACTTGTGCCGTTTACTACGTGGCAGGTGGCTACTGGCGATTAATCCCGTCTGTTGGCAGTGGCGGGTATCGAGGCTCATTCTCATATATAACGCAAGATGAATATCCAACAGGCGATCCATTTTTCTAGGAGGCAACTATGAAAATCAAAGTGTGGACAGATAATAACAATAGGCTGCTTAATTGGGCCTATATGAATGACTCACGGCCAGTTGGGTCAACAGATGATGGTCAGCAAATCATTGAAGTCGATAGCACGGATGGTCTTTACGAGAACCACGCCAGCATTATTGACGGTAAAGTCATTCCTGATGCTGGCTATGATCCAGACGCTGACAGACCTAAACCTGAGGCGTTACCTGAGCAGCAGATGCTTGCCGCGCTTGCTCTTGAAGTAGCGCATATGAAGGCGGTGAAATCAAGTGACTGATTATGATCAGTGTGCGCTGTTTTACAGTTGGGGAATTGATTTAACACCTTATGTACCGGTAATGATCACCCCAGATCAATACAAGCAAATTACAGGCAATGACTATGTCGCCAGCAAAAGCTAGCGGCTATTTTTGTGGAAGGAAGTGAGAAAGTGACATTTTTTGGATACACGATTGGTGACTGGGCGGAGTTCATATCAATCATAGGGGTGGGCGTGAGCGCTGGCAGCTGGCTGTTCAAAAAGATTGCCTTAGATCCATTACGCTCTGATATTCAAATACTTTCAGAGACGATTAATCGTCAGCTCAAAATGCACGAACAATCGCTGGCAGACTTGAATGCTCATCTGAAAACACACGATGACGAGCTTGGCAGTCACTCGGTTAGAATCACTCGATTGGAAGATCATGTAGGCATCAAAGGAGATAATGATGATGAATAACTGGACAGAACTTTTAGTATCACTTGCAGTAGCAGCAGTCCCAATCATTGGGGCTTGGATCTCAAAACAGTTGCTGGCTAACAAGCAAGCGCTGACTTTGGTAAAGGTATTAGGCCCATTGGCAAATGCTGCGGTAACAGCGGCAGAACAGCTTGGTGTGACACAGGCGATTGACGGTGAGGTTAAGAAATCGACTGCCATTCAGGCTGTGAAAGACGGCTTAAAATCGCTTGGCTTCACCAGCACAGACGAGCAGACAATTGCCAATGCAGTTGAGAAAGCTTTTGCGGATTTGAAAGACAGCCTAGCAGAAACCTATCCACAAAAGACAGTTGATCAGGAAGCATCTAATCAAGACAAAGTAGCTGCCGCAGCTCAAGCAGCCGCAGATGCAGTTAAGGCTCAACTGGCACCAGCATCTGTTGCTCCACAGCAATAAGGAGGGCACCATGAAATTTAAAACTAAACTAATTACTTTGGTAGTCGCCTTCTTGGCGGCTATTTCTTTTGCCTTGCCATCGCAGGTCAATGCAGCAAATACCGATATGGTGGATACTTCCAATCACAACGGATTGATGACGTATGACAATTACTATGACATGTTGGTTCATTACGGAGTCAAAGCAGTTGTTCAAAAGGTTAGTGAGGGTACTACTTATGTAGACCCAACAGCTAAGTATAATTTGGCGAGTGCGAAGCAAGCCGGACTTTATCTTAACGGTTATCACTTTGCCCGTTACACCACAGTTGAGGGAGCACGTGCAGAAGCACGGTTTGCCGTATCCGCAGCTCAGTCTGCAGGCCTTCCAATTGGAGCTGTTCTAGCAACCGATGTGGAGGCAAGCGAGCAAGCTAATAATAGTTATGCGGCGAATACCGCAAACAACAAGGCATTTATGGAAGTTGTTCAAGCAGCTGGGTATCGGTCAACTATCTATACAATGGGTAGTTGGGTTGGCACAAAAATGTCTGTTGATAGAGGCTGGATTGCTGATTATCCATATAACACGAGTCGTGATCGATACACGATCCATCATGCTTGGCAATTTCGGAGTGATCAACAATTCGCCGGTAGCTATGGTAATTTTGACGTCAGCCAGCTCTATGATGATTTCTTTACTGCGAATCAGACACCTAGCCCGTCAGCACCTGTAACACCGGCACCAAGCCAGCCAGCTAAATCGAATGCAGCCAGTGATACCGACTATGCACAAACTGGTGTGTTCAAGCCGTCCGCGACTGTTAACATCCGCACTGGTGCCGGCACCGGCTATGCATCTGTTGGTAGCTATGCACCCGGTGAAAGTGTGATTTATGATCATGTGTATATTCGTGGCACATATGTTTGGGCGCGTTATCTCAGCTACTCAGGCAGGTATCATTATGTTGCCTTGGGCGTAAATGGTGGTGAGAGCTATGGTTCGCGCAGTTCAAATGCACAAACCTATTCGCACACGTACTACACAGTCCGCTCTGGTGACAGCTTCTGGAGCATTGCCTATAAGTATGGCATCAGTATGTACACGCTAGCCGCTAACAATGGAAAGTCAATCTACAGCCTGATCTATCCCGGCGAAAACCTGTATATCAAGTAACGGGTTGCCGTTGAAACCAAAAAATTTAAATAAGGTGAGTGCATATGTCTAAAAAAATTGATCAAGCACGAGTTATTGAGCAAAGTTATGTGAGACGTGACTTAATGAGAGCCGTTTCAGAGTTGCTGGATTCCGCTTCAGACAAGCATTCAACTGATGAACTTATAGATGCTGTTGCCTCCGTTCAGTCTGTGACAATGGCCTTGGAGCATAAATCAGCCGTTTGCGGTCCTCCTGGTCTACGTGGCTGGGACGGAGAAGAATACTGATATATCTAGTAACGAAAATAGTCCTCTGCTCGCTAATGCGGGTGGAGGGCTACTTTTTTTGCGTTAAAAAGTCAATAACATGATAAGATGTTGTCGTGCTTGTTGAAACGGGCCAAGAAAGATTATACTGAATTAATGTTATTCCTAAGTCTGGCGACGAGAATAGTGAATCATTATGATGTAATAAGGAGTATAGCTACTATGATAGGGTACCACGCTACTAGTCAAAAGACAGTCGAACAACTGCTTAAAAAAGGGGAAACGATTGAGCCCTGCTCTCCACAAAATTGGGAAAACGATTTAGGCAAGGGCATTTACACTTTTATTGACGCTGATGGACTTGATTACTTGCCTCCAAATCAAAATGCAAAACTATATTATAGAAGCTTTCGAAGGGGTAAGTGCAAGATACTTGAAATAGAGATTAATGACAACGCCAGCATCATTGATTTCAATGATAAGAATGAAGAAAAAAGTTTGTGCGACTTAGGCATCAAGTGTATAGTCTCGTTGTGGAGCGTGTACGAAAAGACCGAAAAGTTTTGAGCTCCGCACAAATGCGGAACAACGCTGACGGACTGATCATAGAAGCATGTATTAGGGCGAAAGCTTTGCGTGATGTGGATCTTGTTATAAAAGATACCTTTACATCATTTTTAGATCCGACAATCTGTGTGGACGACAAAAATAAACTCATAAGTCCCAAAGGCAGACGCGTTACTACGTTGAAAATGCATTCCAATTTTCCAAATGGTAGGGAGTGCTGTATTCGTCATAAAAGCGCTATTTTGAAAAATAGTCTGAATTAGCTTATTATGTTTACTAGGAGGTGGACATTATGCCATTTAAAAAAGTAAAAATCGGCGAATTCTCAGATGAAGAAATCAAAAAGATGTTTTCTGATGACATTCTAGATCAGTTAATAGCTGATCTAGGCTTTGTCCCCGCTACAGAACCGAATAACTTAAACACATTCAATGATTTGATAATGAAGCATTCAAATAAGCTTCAAAACATTGGACAAGTTATAAAGTCAAACGTTAAAGTTAATGTTAAATCTTCAAAAGCATCTTTTAATTCCAATCAAAACATTGTTATGCCAACAATTACAAGATATGCTTTACCAAAAGTTAGTTTCAAAACGTTATCTACTTCTGTGCACATTTATCCAAAGATTAAACCTTTAGAAAAATCAACTGGAGAAATGGCTAGCAATAAAACTTCAGAATTTGGTGCCAAAGGAGCAGCAGCATGA